ATGTCAGTCTATCCATGCTCACCCCTCCTCCGGCGGCCCATCCCAGGCCGTCCAGTATTGTCCGTACAGATCCATAGAAAACGGCTTGATGTGCTTGCAGTACAGATACCCATCCCTGCACCCCTCTGCAATCTCCAGGCCGCCCCATTGGAGCTGGGCTATCCCTGCGCCCTCAATGTAGATTGCGGTCTCCTGGGTGATGGATTCTAGCTCTACGCGGGTATATTGGTGTCTCATGGCGATACCTCCGGCGGGCGGCGGTATACCTCCGCGCTCAGAATCGAAGCGCGGGTGTTCCAGGCAGTAATTGCCTCATTTTTGTGGGTGTTGTAGTAGTCGTTGTCAAAACTGACTACTGCTCCGCACTTTTTGCACTTGAAGAAATTCAGGCCGCCAAATCCAATTACTCTACGTACATGTCCTTTGCAAAACGGACACGCCAGCAGCATCCCCGCATCCGTCAGCCGCTTGGCCGCCTCTTTATTACCAAGCAGGGCTAATTTGATATCATCCATGTATAATTCCCCTCTCTATGTCCGCTATGGCCCGAAAGATCGGATAAAACTGCTGGGGCACTACGGCGTTTCCGAGGCATTTAAGTCGGTCCACCCGAGAGGGAACCCCATAAGATATTCTACCCACGTCGGGTTCAGCTGGCCACCAACCTCCGTTTGCAACTGATGCTTCCTGTTTTTCCGGTAATCCTTGCATCCCCTGTTCTTCCAGTCCGTTGCAATCGGCGTTGGCCACATCTTTACCATCCCGCTCAAATTTGGTTCGCCTCGGCTGTTGTGATAAAATTCCCTGTTTGCCGAATCTGACGCAATCGGAGTTTTCCAGAGAATTGGGTCTCCATCCTCTCCCGTTATGTTTTCTTTCCAGCGCTCTACACCCGATAATCGCGCATCTGTCGCGCCTGTGCGGGGCGTCGACGGCACAAGCCGGAATAATAAACGCTTGGACGGAGTAATCCTCGCTTTCCAGGTCAGCGCACACCTGGTCGAGCGCCATATTGACGATCCCAGCAACGTTCTCGCCAACAACCCAAGCGGGCCGGAGATCCGAGATAACTCTAAGCATTTCAGGCCAGAGGTAACGGTCATCCTCCTTGCCTCGTCGCTTCCCGGCAACGGAAAACGGCTGACAGGGGAATCCGCCCGAAATAATGTCAACTGTTCGCAGTCCTGTCTTTTCATAGAAACTCTCCTTCGTCAGCGTGCGGATGTCCCGCCAGCGCGGCACGTCCGGCCAGTGTTTTTCCAGAACCTTTGTCGGGTAGTCCGCCCACTCGCACTGTCCGACGGTGGTAAATCCGGCCCACTCGGCGGCAAGGTCAAGTCCCCCGATGCCCGAGAAGAGGGAGAGATGCGCCAGTTTCGCCGCCTCGTGGTCGCCCAGCAGGGCGCGCGTCTTATCGTCCACCGTTCGGCACCTCCTTGATTGCTTTCCACCGCTCTTTACGGTTACACGTCCCGCCGACCGCATCACAAATGCTCTTGGACGCACAGCGTTCACACGGCCCGTTCCGCCTGAACTGCCGTATATACTCTGCGACCGTGCCCTTCTTGTATCCGGTAGCTGCCATAATTTGTATCAGGCTATAGCCATCCAGGGCCATCCGTTCTACTAGATCGTGGGATTTTGATTGCCGCAGCTTCTTTGTGTGGAGCAGGCAGCCAACTCTTTTCGGGTTGCAATCCGGTAACGGGCAGTTTTGGCAGATTGCCGCCTCTTCTGCATCCCGCTCCGTAATCCTGCGCTCCGCGACCGGCTCCATCGCGTCCAGACTGCGCCAGGGTGCCACCGCTCCGCTGATGCCGTAGGGGTCTGCGGTTATCAAAGCTCCATCACCTCCACCTGGATGCAACCGGCGTCATGAAACCCGGTGGTGATGGACTTCACATAGCGCGGGTTATCGTCTACGATGACCCAGCCCTTCATGGCGTCCTCCACGGCTTTTATGATGACCGCGTGATTGGAACAGTCTAGCCCATCGTCAAACAGGAACGTCAGGCTGACGGGGCGCTGGAACACGGCTCGGCGGACGTGGGCCCGCCGCATGGCGGCCAGGGTCAGCGCGTGAAGTTCGTCGGCGTCCTTCTTCCGCTGCGCCCAGTGCTTGCCGGAGTAGTAGGCGTTCAAGCCAAAGCGGCGGCAAAAGGCCGACTTGCCTTTTTTCGTGGGCGGGTATGGTATGTTAAATCTGATTGTTCCCATGTCCAAGCGCCTCCAGTGCCCGGTCCAGGGCTTTTACGATCTCGCCGTGATCATGGGCCAGGTCAGACCAGGTCTCCATAATGGCGCGATGCTTGTCTCTCAGGGCGGACAAAACATCCGCCGCCTTTTCGTCTGTCACTGATATCACCTCGCTGGTATAATCCGCCCCACCGCCCGGTAGAATGCCGCGTCGCACGTACCGGTGCTGGCGTGCCGGTTTTTCGCCAAAATAATTTGCATATAGTCGGGCTCCCACGGGTCGGGCCGCTCCTGGTTGTAATAGCTGTTGCAGTGTAAAAAGATTACGCCATCCGCATCCTGCTCCAGTGCCCCGGTATCCCGCAGGTCAGAGAGCTGGGGCCGCTTATCCTGCCGCTGTGCGTTCTCCCGGTTGATCTGCGCCAGGCAGAGCAGCGGTACTTTGAGCTTTCTCGCCAGCGCCTTGAGCTGCCCGGACACCTCGGTCATAGCCTCATAGCGGTTTTTAGCCCGCTCCTCTGTCCGGATCAGCCCGAAATAGTCCACCACCAGCAGCTTGAGCCCTTTAACCTTCCGGGCCATGTTGGCGATATCGTCCACGGTGGCGCGGGGCTTGCGGTTTGTGTAGACAGGTATCTGGGACACCTTCGAACTCCACTCCGCCGCACGGGCCCGCTCTTCGTCCCCAAGATTGCCCATCATGAGGGCGTCATAGGAAATCCCGGCGGCCCGCGCCAGCCGCTTGGCGGCCAACTGCTCCTCATCCATTTCCAGGGACACGAAGAGCACTGGCCCATTCTGTTGGGCTACCTGATCCGCCACAGCCAGCCCAAAAGTGGTCTTGCCCATGCCGGGCCGGGCGGCCAGAATGTAAAATCCGCTGTTCAGCAGACCGCC